GCTGCTGCTGCTGCTGCTGCTGCTGCTGATACTGCTGCTGATACTGCTGCAGTTGTCTCTCATACTGCCCCAGCCTGTTTCCCTGCTCCCCAAAAGCCCGCTCAATTTCCAGGTAGGATTTTGATAGGGCCTCTATGTTTGGCGTGCCGTCCGGATTTCTAAACTTGTCCGGTATTTCAAACTGGGGTTCTTCCGCCTGGGCTGGCTGCGCCACTGGGTTGGTCATTTGCGGCGGCTGTTCTGCCGCAGGTGTCCCGCTGAACAGTGTGGCGGGGTCGGCTCCGTCCAATATAGCCGCCAGTACCGATTGGTCGCGCGACTGCCCCGGCTGAACCTGCGCTGGCTGTTGGATTGCCTGCGGTGCGGTTTCCGTCTGCGGTGCGGCCGGTTCCGGTGTGACCGGAACTGAGACTTGATTTGGCGCGGAGTTATCGACAGAAACTTGACCTTCCATAGTTCGTTACCTCCTGATTTTTGGCGGCTCCTGTGGAGTTATCGCCTTTAATAGAAAGAAGCGCTTGTTAGCGCTCCTCTTGTGAATTGGCAGTTTTATTTCCTTCCACCAGCGGTTCGGCCTGCTGCTGCGCTGCTATTTGCTGCTGCATCTGTGCCATTGCCGCCTGCTGCAGGTAAAGCATGTGTACCTCGTTGTGCGCGGAAAATAGCTTGTCAATAATCGGGTTCTGCGCTGTCAATTCTTCGTAGTCGGTGGTCAGCCGGTATTGATTGTGACGGCTGATATGGATAATATGATCGTCGTAGTCAACCGGCTGCGGGAATTGGCCCATCTCCATCCCCCTGTTTTCGCGTTCAGCCTTAGTAAGATGCAGCTGCTCTTTGTCGTCGGCGCTTTCCCACTCGCCGAACTCAATCATCTCGAACACCTTGCTGCGCATTTCTTTGTCGAGCATGCCGGTATCCGGGTCGTTAAGTAGCCCGGATTTCAGCAGGTCGAAGACCATGGCTCGCTTTTGCGTCGGGCTCTCGGCCATAGCTGAAGCGGTGTCAAGGATAATATCATCTGATTCTAGATCGCTGCCTATCCAATCAATCACTTCAACCACGTTATCTCTGCCGATGCTGTGCAGGGTCCGCGGGGTCGTGACGTACTGTTTTTGCAGGCGGAGCTCCAACTTCCCTGACTGGATCATGAACCTCTCAATGTTTTCGGCAGTGTTGCTCATCCGCGTGTCGTCCTGCTCCTGGAGTAGGCCGATTGCCACGCCGGAATTTACGCCAGCAGGGACGGAGCTGTCACGGCTAACTTCGGATATCCCGGAAAGTATGGAGAATTCACTGAGCAGCGTCTGTTCCTCTGTCTCGAACGCGTTTGGGAGGGGTGGATTGTGAATCATTTCCGGCATCCTGGTCCCTCTCCGGTAGGTATGGACAGCCCCGGGCGCCCCGGCGTCGGACATGAAAGTGTTTAGGTCTATCGATTCTTCCTCGATCGCCCACTGCCCGATGGCCGCCCGGTTCAGGTACTCCGCCTTGCGGTTGCGCAGGGCGTTATACCGCCTCTGTACCGGAATAAGCCTCTCTAAGACGGTACCGCCCCAGAAGCAGCCGGGTCGCTGCAGGCAGACCAGGCGGGCGAATGGCAGCCCTGGTTTCTGGTCGTCGCCAACGTTGAAAGGCAGTGGCCCGGCGTAGAGCTTTTTGCCGCTGGCTATAATAATCAGGCGCCCCTGTGGGTACTGTTTGCTTGGAATTTCGTAGTATTCCTTCACTATGGCGTAATTTTCCAACTTAACTGTGTACATCCGGAATCCGCCCTGTCCATAACCCAGGCCGCCGGTGCCAATCATGCTCTTTTGAAGCTTCTCGGCCTCTGCTTTTTCGGCTCCTACGCGGACGCCCCAGGTATCGAATATCTCATCGATATGAAATGCCTTGTGGTGAATGATGCTCCGGCACTTGCTTATGTCGGTATGGTAGCAGGAGTCCGGCAGAATCTCCTGCGGCGGGCAGACTATGGTTTCTGTGTCGCCTTCGTAAACTTCTTCCTGGTCACCTGCCGCCTGGGTCGGTCCGATACCTGGCGCTGGCGCCCCGGCATCGGCGCCTTGCACTTCGCCAGCTTCTCCACTGGCTCCAATCATCCCAATGAGCGCTCCCAGCTTTGGGTTCCAGACCTTCTTCTCGAAGACGGTCCCGCAAGTCTCCATCCAGGCTAGTTCTTCTCCGTACTTGTCTCGCATGCCCTGGTCTATATATGCCGTTTTGAGCAGGTGTGTGGCCACCTTGGCGCTGTGGATGTCTTTCTGCTGTGTCGTGCCCGGCTGGACCTTGAGAATTGGCCTGATGCGCTTCAGCTTGCTGATTCGCGTTTCGATGTTTGGCGCGCAGTGGTTGAATACCTCATTCTCCGACCAGTCAAAAAGGAGCGGCTGCTCCTCTATGGACATGGCTGCAGTGTTAATGTCGACGTTCTGGTTTCCTTCGAAGAAGCAGAGATTCAGGCGCCATTGCACCTCAAAGGGGCGGCGTTCCTCCTGGCGGCGCTTAAATTCCTTTTCTACAAAATCAACCAGGTCCTGATCAAAAACTGGCTTAGTTTCTTCGTCTTTGCCGCCGAATATGCCTGATATTTTGCTTCCGATTCCGGAAGCCGCGTTCTTAATCGTTTCGAGCATCTTTCCTCACCGCCCCGAAGTGCCTGGATATATTGTCTCGAATAGGATTCCCGGATTTGGGAGGGGGACGCGCGCTTACCGCGGTCTGGTATTCTGCCAGGTCGCGGGCCATTATCCGGGAGTACAGGTCTTTCCGCTCCCGGGAGTGCATGAACTCCCGGATAGCAAGCAATGCGGCCAGTACCGCAATGACTGTCTCGGTCATTTTTTCACCGCCGTCCGGGTTGCGGGCCGGTGCACTCCGGGTTTCTGCGCAGCACCCACTGAGCGGCCGGAAGTGTCATCCTCCGGGGCCTGGGCTGTCTTGGCTTCCGCCGGCGCTTGGCCTTGGGGCATGAGCTCATGGGGCATAAGCTCATGGGGCAAATTCTGCACGACGCTGGCGGCACACCGGTCGCACAGTCGAATGGAGCCCGGCATGACCAGGCTGGCATCATTGGGCCGGCCCATAAGCCATGTAGCGCGGTCTGTGCAGTTGAACATCTCGCAGTAAGTGGAAGTGAATGGGTTCTTAAAAAAACGTGGCGTGTCAGTGTCGCCCATGGTTATAACCTCCTATCGATTATGCCTGGAGTTTCGGCGCATCTTGGCTAGTTTCTCCTTGTCTTTCTGAATCGCACCCTTCTCCGCCTCCGGTTTCTTCGACTGCTTCGCCGACCACGCCACAAGGGCATACCCGGCAGAATCATACACGTTCGTATATATGTGTGGGTCCAGCGCCACCTTTTCCGGGTTCTTTTCGTCCACTACCAGATTCGGTAGCGCCTCTATCAGGGCGGTGCATGTGCTGAATATCTGCAGCTTTGCCATTGTTCGGCCGGTGCGTTCATCCTCGAACGGCGCCAGGTACTCGTGGAAGATAGCCTTTCTGATGAGCCGCCCCGTCAGGGTATCCCGCGGCGGCTCTATGCACCCGAATAGGCGGGCCTCGGCGTAGCAATCGATGATAGATTTCCCGTCGCTGGGGGCGCTGTTGGAGCCCATGGCGCGCCCCAGGCGGTTCCAGGCATCGCGCCCCACTACCGTAAAGCCTATCGGCTCGTCTCCGGACTGCTCCAGGACCGCCCTGGCCTGGTCTGAGTACGTCACCCGCTCATCTTTCTCGCTGCGGGTGTACTCACGATAGCAGTAGACAATGCCGTCTGGTGATACTGCAAACCAGTGCCAGGCGAACGGGTCGGCATAGCCGGGGTCATTGGAGCGCCAGCGGCGCCACCAGGGGGGGATGGTGAACGGACGGCAGACATGAATCATCTCGGAGAATTCCGGGAAGGCTGTGCCTTCACCGGCGCTCATAGCCTCCTCCGGGGTGCAGGGGTACTCCTGGCGGTAGCTATGCGGCAGGGCCTTTTTGGATGCCTCGTACCATTCCCTTGTTCGGCGGGGGTCTGTCCACCATGGGAGGAAGATGCGGTGGAAGCCGTTTTGTTCCTCTTCGGCTCCCTTCCATATGGATTCGAAGAAAGAGCCGCGCTTGTTTGTGCTGAGTCCTATCACTTGGCCGCCGGTCGGGCGGTTTATCGTTGGGTAGGCTGCTGACCAGATATCCTCCGCCCATGCTTGGAATGCCCACTCATCAAGAATGACCAAATTTGCGGTAAAGGACCGTCCGGAATCCGGGCCACTAGACATCGCAGTAAAGGTTGAAGGCTCTCCACCAGGATGATAAATGGATATGGTTAAAGATGTTGCCTCCCATGTCGGTCCATAAAAGTTCTTACCTGCTAGCTTTTTTTCCCGTATCATCCAGCGGGGTAGATAACGAAGCATAAATGTCTCCCGGCGCACCAGTTCTTTAGCATCATCTTCCTTTTTAGACAACGCAACCACCGAATAGCCAGGATTAAACAAAATACGCCAGGTTACATAGGCTAGGGTGCAGGTTGTGGCACCTAATTGGCGCGCTTTTAGAAGAATAATCAAACGACTACATAGATATGTCAGGATAATATTCGCCTGGCCCTGCCATAGTTTAAACGGAGAAACAATATCAGAGGCATCTCTATCCTCTATGTAAAGGTAATTATTTATAAAACTAATACAGTCTTCCCGCGCCTCCCTGATATTTAACTCTACTTTGGCCAATGCTTTTAATGCGAGACTCATCACATAACCCCCGGAAGATGTTTCCATGAGGCCCCTGATTTTATGTTTCCAATACTACTTTTCGATAAACCATATTCTAATGCAAGATCCATATTCCTTTCACCGGAAGCAAGCCGCTTTCTTATTTCAATAACCTGGTCATCTGTTAATTTTGCCCCGCGATTCTTCGTGCCCTGGTTAACTTTCTTCTTCTTCAGCGTTTCTGACCGCTTCTTATTTAGTTCATCCGGCTGCTTTATCCCTTTGCGTTGTTCTGATAAGATTCTTTTCGTTTCTTCACTATGACTCCTTCCGTAGAAGGAGTTTCTCTCTCCTGTTCGCATTTTGGCTGATTCGCTTATCTTTTTCCTTGTTTCCTCTATTCGCCAGACTCACCACCAAGTATCTTTTTTAGCTCCTCGTCCGACATTCCTGCAATCCTTGACATTTGCACATTCATTTCGATCGGTCCTCCGCCTGGGCCGGACTGCTCTGACGCAATACGGTCTTTGTACTTGTGCGGCATCGCTCCTTTCATGAGGAAAATAAGGAGAGTGTCGCTGTATTCCTGAACTACGCCAACCTGCTTGCCTCCTTGGAAAACTGGTTTCTTCACGCCTTCGACGGCCCGACGGCGGGCCTCTTGCTCTAGCCGATCGCAGGCCTGTTTCTCGGCGTGGCGGAATAACGCAGGATATTCTGGGTCATCTTTCAGCCAGTCATAGTGCGTTTGCCTGGATACCCCAGCGATCTCTGCTGCCTGACTAATATTACCAACCTCTGAATATGCCACCAAGAAGGCACGTTTTTTAAAATGTAAGATATCGTCAAACAATGTTCCCCCCCTCCCAAAACAAAGAGCAGACCGTTCTACTCTCCCAGGGGACGTCGTCATCACATCCCCTGGGCGTCGCGCCGGCCCGCCCTTAAAATTTCACCACTTTACCATGCTAAAGCATTACCATGGTACCACACTACCACACCTAAAAAAAAATTTCTATGCACTTTTTTTGCAATTTCCAAAAAAACTTTTCAAAAACTCCTTGACAACGATAGCTAGCTATCAGTATAATGAAAAAAACAAAATAAAAGGAGGAGAATAAAAATGTATAAGGTGATAATCGAGAAAGTCCAGTTCGGAGACACATACAGCGTTGACTATAAAGGTGAGGGACCCACCCTCACCGCGGCCCACAACCGTGCATATCGCACCATGCGGGAATACTATCCCGCAGGAGTGCAGGGATATCAGTACAGCACCTACAAGCGCACAGAGGGGGGATGGAGGTATCTTCAGACTTTCGGCGCATAGCCCCCTACCCTGCTTCTGCCCCGTGACTTTCGGGGGCAGGCTGGAGGGCAGGAAATGCCTGAAAATAAGCCTGGCCCGGGCGAATGGGCGAAAGGGGATTGTGAAAATGGAAAAGGCTTGGAAAGTAACTGAAGGATATGACGACCGGCCCGGCTCGTACCTGGAATTCCGACGCTGCGAGGGGAAATACGAACTTTCTCCTCAGCCGTATTTCCCACGGGAAAAGACGGAGGCGGGAAAACCTCTCCGGCTTTACCCCGGCGACATTGGGTACAGGGAAGCCTGCCAGGAATTGTGTCGACTCTACGGCGACACGTGGAATATGTAGTCCCGCCCTGCTTCTGCCGCCATCGCCGGCGGCAGGCTGGAGGGCAGGAAGCCCGAAATAAGCCTGGCCCGGGCGAATGGGCGAAAGGAGACTAAAAATGAAAATGGACCTGGACGCAAAAATCTGTGTGACAATGTCCTGCGGGGTGCCCAGGGCATACATTGAAACTTCCCAGGGAATCTGCGACCCCGGAAGCAAAATGGCGCAAAACGCACCTCCATACCTCCGCCGATGGGCGGAGACCCTGAATATCGTGATCGGGGAAAACCTCGATCGGTTCGGGGAGGAATACAGGGAGGCGGAAGGGGACCGTGCCACAGCGAGCCAAGTGGCGCGGGGAGTGCCCTTCGAGCATCTGAGATAGCCTCCCGCCCTGCTTCTGCCCCGTATCGCGGGGCAGGCTGGAGGGCAGGAAAAAGCCCCGAAAAGGAGGAGAAAAAAGTGACAAGAAAGATTTATGCGAGCGCCAGTTATTTCATAGCGCCGAAGGGTCGCTGTGAAAAGGATTATGATTACCCGGGAGCATCCCCGGGAGTATCTATTAAATATGGTCTTTACAACGAGATGCTTATATATGGGGAATTCACTGCGCTTGGAGGGGAAGAATTGGAGCTTGACAGCCTGGAACGAGATTTTTTCGTTGCAAAGCCAGGGGATCGGTTTCGAATTAGGAGGCGTGGAAATCCCTATGACAAGGCTATTTGGGAAGTTACGAGAGATTAGCCACCCTACCTTGCTTCTGCCCCGTGACTTTCGGGGCAGGCTGGAGGGCAGGAAATGCCCCAAAAAGGAGGAAGAAAAATTTAAAATGAAAACCATTAATTTTACCGATAAGAATATCCGTGGTATCCGGGTGTACACTCCCGGAGCACAGGAACCAAAAAAGTTTACAGCGCACGAAAATGTCACTATTGAATACGGCGATATATTGAATGTTTTGTACGGGGCACTCCCGAACCATAGATTTCATATGCACTCATACCTGGTGCATATGAACGGGTTTTGTGAATTGCTGGAAAACATGGAAGATGAGATTTTGCGTTACTTAGAAGGATATGTGATGTTCGAAAACATCAGCAAAATCGGCAGGAAAGCCTCGAAAAATAAGCCTGGCCCTGGCGAAAGGGCGGAAGGGGGGAAGTAAAAATGAAAAAAGTTTAAACGGTCATTGAAATTGTGCCCAATATGGAACCCAAATTGCCGGATTCGTTGAGGCTGCGGATAGGAGGAGAATACGTCCACTAAAAGCTACCGACGATGAGTGGAAAAAAATCGTTGAGGCTGCGGCCTTAACGAAGTATAGCGTAAACGAATTTATTTTAAGGAAGGCCCTGGATAAAAAAGTTAAAACCCCACAGGAGGCAGAAAATGGCCGCTAAATCAAGTATCCCACTTTATCTTCGTTTATCCCCCGAATTAACCGCCCGCATAGAAGAATATGCGGCTTTGACCAAGCAGAGTAAAAATACAATAGGTGAAGCAGCCTTCACCGAATATCTAGATAACCGGGCGAAGAAAGGGAAGGACACCACCAATTAAGGTGTCCTTCCCTTTGGCCCCGTTTCAAACCGCCCTCCACGCCTTTATTCCAAACAGTAGCACCGCAAACCTCCGGATTGCCTCGTTCTTCAATGTGTACACACTCCGGAACCCGCTATACCCTAACTCCTCCGCAATTGTCTCTTTGCTTTTCCGCTCGATGTA